ACAGAGCATTTGGCTCCTTACATTACTAGGATTTTAGATCAACAGACCAGGCAGCTTGACAAACAGGAAGCCGATAGCAAACCAGATTTTTTACGCAGGCAAGCCTTGGCACCACAACCAAGAAAATTTGGGGCTACCACCGACGTTTCCTTAGATACAAGTTTAGTAAATTCTAGATTGGTTGCTCAAGAGAAAGTATACCCTAAAAACCGAGATTTGAAATTAGATCTGCAAAAGATTTCTCTGGACGCACAGGAGCGGGAAGGCATAGATCTTACTCAGTATACTGCAGAGAATGCACAGAGGTTGTCAGATTTTGCATTTGAAGATGCATTGGAAGCTTTAAAGGATAATGCAAATGCTATTGGCTGGTACGGAAGAACCACTGAAGAAGCTCTAGCAACTGTCGCAAGCTTGTATCCAGAAGTAGCTACTGATCCAGCAGCAAAATTACGTTTTGTTTGGATTCTTTCCGCTACATCTAATGGGCTTGAAGTAACAGATAATATGCGTCTGGCTCTAAAAATATACAAAGTTGTGCGAGAAACAGGCGTAATGCCGAAAGATATGGGCACTGGTAAAGCCGCAAAAACGATAAATAAAACCTTACAGAAGTACCACACAATGTTTGATAAGATGCGCGCTAAAGTTAAAACCGATGAAGAAGCCAGCGCCATGCTTACAGATTTCATGCTTTCTCAAGCACCCTTGAAACAGCTGCAGAAAGAGTATGGAGTTAAAATAGACGGTGAAAGTGCCAACACTCTGGTTAGGGGAGCCTCAATTATAGGGCCAAAGATTGGCAATGGTTTCTTTTCTAATCTTTATGGAAAATTTGATGCACTAACTATGGACCGTTGGCTGATGCGTAGTGTTGGTCGCTGGCGTGGTAATTTAGTTGTGATTAATAAACCAATGATTGAAAAGAAAACAAAAGAAATTAAAGATGTTCTTAAAACAGCAGACTTAAAATCTTTGAAGCCTCTTTTTGCAAGATCGAGTTTGAAACCACGTAAGAGCATGACCAAAGACGAAATTCAGCAGTTTAGCAACATAATAGCTAAAGAAAGCATGGATCCAAAATGGCGTGATAAGATTAATGCAATTAAGGGCGGGGACGCACTGCGAAAAAAGGGTAATAGCCTAGCTCAATACCTCGACGGCCAAGTGGAGATGCCTTTAGGTCCAACAGATAGAGAGTTTATAAGATCCGTGTTTGGGCAAACTTTAGATCGTTTAAACTCCAGTCCTGAGATAAAACAGAAGTCAAAAGAAGAGCTCACCATGAGTGATTTGCAGGCCCTATTGTGGTATACTGAAAAATTACTATATGATACTTCTAAGCAAAAAGATGGAGAAAGCCGTGGATACGAAGATAGTGAAGCCCCAGACTATGCCAATGCCGCAAGAAATATTGTTCAAGAAATACGACAACGAGGAGCAGAGAGCGGAGAACCAGGACCCACGGGAGCCCTTAGCCGCGTTGAAACAGGTAGTGCTCGAGGAGATGGCGCTCCGCCAGGGATCCCAAGACCCTCAATCCCCTTCACAGGAGCCCTCAGAGCGAGGCCTACCGCGCAATCAAACGGCTCCAACGCCGCGCCTGGCCCTGGACCTACAGAAGCTCAAGTAAAGCAGTCAATTCCTCGAGTCTCAGCTGCTTTTGAAGTTGGGAAGAGGGGCGGCAAGTATGAAAAGGGTATTAAAAACCTTTCTCAGGTAAAAGCATTAGCTAATACTTTAGGTGTTGGCATGACTCTATACCCCAGTCTCGAAAAGATGAACCAGGAAAACCCTGGGCTCGCACCAGGCACAGAAGCTGTATACTTTGATTCAAGCAATACTGTTGTTGGGCTCCAAACAGGTGCTTTAAGCAACGCCGGCGTACCAAAGACCAAATTTGGCGCCTACATAAGTATGCTGCATGAAGTTTCGCACTCTATAGTGTCTAGATCATTTGGCGAAGGGAGCCGCACGCTCAATACCCGAGCTGATAACCCTTTGACTGGTGAGCCTGATTTTTATGCAGAGAACTCTTTTGAAAATCTAATCTTAAATACTTTAAAGGATAATACTCCTAAGAATAGAAAGATTGTAAAAGAACTCATCTACATTCAGGACAATGAGCAGCTTGTAGACACGGTTACAAATCAAGGTGAGCCAGTAAGAACTTTCGCAGGCAACAAAAAAGCCTTGGATAATTACAGGCGTAGGTTCAAAAGAGATTTTGCTGGAAAATACATATCGGGGAAAAAAGACCTTGATGCACGCTTTGATACTATGTTTGAAACACAGATCACAGACCTAAAGGATAACGAGAATTACATCCGCTCTATTGCGGAGATTACCGTTGATCCAATGATACTTTATCTCAACGACCCGCAACGCATGAAGCAAGTGGCGCCTGAGACTGCAAAGCTTATGTCTGACACTTTGGCACTTGCCGGCAACAAAAGCATACAGCTTTATAACTACCCGTTAGCAATGGCTCTTGCTGTTATTATGGCAGGGATTGCTGCAGCTGCTGGTCTTGATGATGAAGAACTTCCGCCTGGTGCACTTTCGCCAAGGCCTGGTGCCTTAACAGTATAATCAACATGGGCCCCCTCGAGGGGCCCTAATTATTTAAGGAGTAGCAAACGTGAACCCTAATCCATTTGAAATGGTGTCTATATTAAGAGACATAGAGACAGTGAATGCCTCTGGTTTAAGTGAAACTGAGAAGAAAGAGATATTTACAGAGATGGAACTGGCCTTACCGCCAGAAATGCTTTGCCGCCTTTGTACAAACACTCGCAAAATTATCAGCAGAAAACTTGGAGAATACAATGGGAGCACCAAACAGCCCACGTCCAAAAGCACCGAAAGCGGAACGCAAATACCCCAAAAAAGCAAGAGTGGGGAAGGAGAATTACTTCTCAAAACTAATGCAAACCGAAGAGGGACGGGCCCTAAGAAAACAGTGGTCAAACAAAAAACGTAAAAATGCCGGCCGCCCCCAGGGGACGCCTGACGGTTACACGTTGGCTATGATCACGCCCATTCGAAAACAAGCAAAACTAGACAGCGAAAGGATTGTGAAAATCATGGCTGAAGAACACCAAATCGATGATGAATATGCAGTAGAGGCCCTAAAGGCGGCTGTAGAAATTATGAGAGAGCCTGGTCAGAACAGAGACAGACTGACAGCGGCCAGGATGGTTCTTGATTTCACTAAAACTAAACCCGCTGCCAAGTCAGAAGTCACAATCGGAAAAGCTGAAGCCTTTTTGGAGTCGCTGTTGGTAGCTGACCACGAAGAAGAGCAAACAGATGATGGATCAGAAACTTAAAGCAGTACGAAAAAAACTGTATGACGACTTTTCTTTCTACAGCAAATCAGCACTAAAAATTAGATCTAAAACTGGTGAGATATGCCAGCTTAACCTCAATCCTTCACAGCAAATTCTGCATAAGGCCATTGAAGGTCAACTTGCTTCTGAAGGTAAGATTCGGATCATAATTTTAAAGGCTAGGCAGCAAGGCTTATCCACGCATGTGGGCGGCTACCTGTACTTTAACGTAAGTCAGCGCAAGGCCAGGAAAGCAATGGTCGTGACCCACCATTCTGACTCTACACGGGCTTTGTTTGATATGACTAAAAGGTTCCATGAGAACTGCCCAGACCTATTGAAGCCCCACACAAAGTACAGCAGCCGGAGAGAACTTACATTTGATGTATTGGATTCTAGCTATGTGGTTGCAACGGCCGGCGGTGAGTCAATTGGCCGTGGTGAGACTTTAACTCATGTCCACGCCAGTGAGCTTGCGTTTTGGCAGAAAAGCTCTGCCTTGGAAAACTTTAACGGGATGACACAGGCGGTTCCTAATGCACCAGGGACTGCCATCTTCATTGAGTCTACCGCAAACGGTGTTTCTGGTCCGTTCTACGATCTTTGGAAAGGGGCTTGTGACGGTACAAACGGGTATTTACCTGTGTTTATTCCTTGGTTTACTGACCCTGATTACAGGGAAGAAGTACCGAACAACTTTAAAAGAACGCCAGAAGAGCGTGATCTTGCCATGAAATTTTCATTGGACAATGAGCAGCTGGTATTCCGTAGGAAGAAAATAAGCCAGAACGGTATAGATCTTTGGCATCAAGAGTATCCAGCCACCCCAAATCAGGCGTTTCTTACAAGTGGACGCCCTGTTTTTAACCCAGAAACTCTTCAAAAAGCTATGGAGACAACTAAGGATCCAATACAGAGACTTGCCCTAGAGGGTGGCGAATGGCTCGAAAATGCTCGCGGTGAATTAACCATCTACCGGACGATTGATCCAGGAGAACAATATGTCATAGGCTGCGACGTTGCTATGGGCGTTTCCGGTGGTGACTGGAGCTGTGCCCAAATTCTTGACTCTAAAAAACGGCAAGTAGCGACGTTCAGATCTCAGGTACATCCAGACTACTTTGCTACGGTGCTTAATTCTCTCGGTGAGATGTATAATTGGGCCTATATTATCGTTGAGAATAATTCCCACGGGATCTTGACCTGTACCAGGCTTGGTAAGGACATGAGCTACCCTAATTTCTTTACTGAAACTCAAGTGGATAAGCTCACTGAAAAGGAAACCTTAAAACTAGGTTTCACAACGACGAGCAAAACTAAGCCTTT